GTCTCGCGTTCACCTGTTATTGGAGATATGGCAAAAGATTCCTTACATATTTGCAGGTTGAACAGAGGTGTCTATTGTACTATGCTCAATCCTTTGCTGCCTTAAATACATCTCATGGCCTTTGGCTATGATGTAAGCAACAGAACCACGGGCAACACCGCACGCCTTGGCTACATCGTCGAGGCTAAGGTTACGCTCACGGAGGTCGTAGGCCTTGCGACACACGTCTGCATCCTGGGCGGTGGCGGTGATCTCGTAGTCGTCCTCCTCATCAATCACCACCATGGGCGTGCCTAGGGCACTGAGCCTGACGCTGTGGGGATAGGACATCCAGCCACGCTTGATCGCCAGGGCAACCAGGTTGGGGGCTTCATGCAGGAGTTTGATGCGGTCGAGGTCGTAGGGTATTTTCATTGGAAGGATGGTGATGGGTCGGTGAACCGGCAGAACTGGCCTTCGTACCAGAGGGGGACGAGACCGCATTCACCGTCGCGTTGTTTGGCGACAGCGATGATGGCCTCGCCGTTGGGTTGGTTGCGCTCCCGGTTGAGCAGCAGCACCAAGTCGGCGTCACGTTCTATCTGACCAGAGTCGGCCAAGTCAGTGAGTCTAGGCACCCGGCCTTTGTCCTTCTCATTCTCCCTGTTGAGCTGAGCCAGGGCGATCACGGCGATCTTGATGTCGTGAGCCACGGCCTTGAGTCGACCGGAGACCTCGGCGATCTCGTAGGTTTTCTTTTCGGCCGCCTTGCTCCCGTGGATCTTCTGGAGGTAGTCGACCAGGACGAGCTTGACGCCCCACTTCCTAACAGCGCGGCGGATCACAGCGGTTATGGTGGCGATGCCGGACACACCTGAACCGGACACAAAGTAGATCGGGCTTCCGGCCACCTTAGCGGAGGCACTGGCCATAGCCTTCATTCCGCCTTCATCGAGGTCGCCGGTCTTGATGTCCTGCATCGGAATAGATCCTACGGTAGAGACCATTCTCCGAACGATAGACTCGTCGGACATTTCCAGCGATATAAACAGGGTCGGCACCCGGTGCTCGATGGCTGCTGCCCGGGCTATTGCGATGGCGATGGCGGTCTTTCCGATGCTTGGCCTGGCCGCAATGATGGCCAGCTCGCCGAACTGGAAGCCGTCGGTCATTGCGTCCAGGCGCCGGAAGCCGGAGGTAATGCCGGACAGGTGTCCCTTCCTGGAGAAGCGCTCCTGGGTAGAGTCGATAAACCGACTCACTACCGACTTGCAGGGTTGCACCTCTTCCTTGGATGCCTCGACGGTGAGCCCTGCTTCGGCATTGGCGACGATTTGATCCACAGACAGGGTGGAGACAGCGGAATCGCGAATCAGACGGTCACCGGCGAATCGTAACTGCCGGCGGTGATGGGCCTCGAGGACAGCCTTGGAGAACTCGGGATGGTTGGACGGGCTGGGGCACATCTCGTCGCACTTGTTTAGAGCCTCGAAAGGCACAGGAGTCTGGCCCATCGTGCGCTTCCACTCCTTGACCACGGTCGTCATGTTGACCGGATCGCTCTTGGCAACGAGGCCTTTGGCAATCTCGAACACATTGTACAGATCGCTGTCCTGGATAGCCTCGGTGGGGATCTTGGCGAATACCTCGTGGCAGACATCGGACCCACCGGACAGGCAGGCGCCCAGGAGACCGAACTCGTCGTCCTCGGCAAAGTAGGGGTCGCTCATAGGTAGTTGCGAAAATCGTTGGCGTCTGTGGGGTCGATCTCCGGCTTTCCTGCCTGGGCACCAAACAAACCAGCTTCGCCTTTAGCACGGTCGATCTCTGTGTTCCAGTTGTTCAGCAATGTGATGATGTCTCGGCGCTTGTACTTGCTGTTGCCGAGGTAGAATTGCTCCAAGATATCGAGTTCTTCCGCGGTGAAACCGGAGTCAAAGGCTTCCTTGAGCAGTTTGATCTCTTTGTCCTTCCACCGTGTCTCAGGCCTACGCTTGAACCAAAAGCAGATACGGATACGAAAGGCATCCAGTTCAACGGAAAGCTCTGACGCGTGTTTCTGCGAAACTCCTTCCTTTCCATTCCCTTCCCTTCCCTTCCCTTCCTTATGGCACGCGTCGTCATCGCGTGGCTCACGCGTGACTGACGCGTCGATTTCCTCGTAAATAGCCTCATTTTCGAGGTGATCCGGCAGAATTGAGGCTCGTTCCTTGTTGTTGATCACTTGGTGTTTTAGGAAGCTCGGAATGCATCCAAACCACTCGTCACCAACGCGATACTTGAGAACGAAACCACGCGTGGTCAACGCGTCGAGCACGCGTGAAAAGTCGACCCCATCGTATGGTAGAACCTGCACACCGATGCGCCTAGGTTCCCACTTAAAACGGCCTTCCCGGTCAGCAATGCACCACAGGCCAGCAAAGGCCACACGGAGCGGCAGCTTGGTTTCCAACTCTGCCTCAAACAGTCCTTCATGGTGGAAGAACTCCGGTTTTATTGAGCGGATTCTCATTGGTCGGAAGTTCTTTGTTGCGCAATTTTGGCGACCTGTTTTGAAAGATCAGACAGCCATTTCTCAGTCATTATCCCGAGCTCGGCCGCATCTTTCAAAATATGCAATGCCTCAAATGGAGGGAAACCAGCATCCGAAGCAGCCTTTTCGACCTCGAACAAAACACCTCTGTCGTGATCTATTTCCTGCTGATTCATTTGAATCTGTCGTTTGATCTCGTAACAAGCTGACAGCTCCCAAGAGGTGGAGAACCTCGGGAACGATTGCGTGTCCTCGTGACACTCAAAGTGGCATTTTCGGCACATCGTTGCCATTGACCCCATTGGGTATTGCCAAGGCATTCTTCCCGAAACGTAGTAAAAGTGGTGAACCGTCAGTGTGTTGGTTTCGGACGAGCACTTTACGCACTGAAAGCCGTCTCTAGACATGATTTCCAGGCGCTTCTTCTGCCACTGAGGATGTTGCAGCTTTTCGGAATAGGTCATAATTCAAACGGAAACCCCCGCCACGCACCGTGGTAGGAACTCGCGGAGAAACGGCGCGACGTTGCACGGTACGGACGGGGAAAAGTTGGTTGAACATGGTTTCTCTTGTGGTGCCTGCGCTCGCTTCCTACGGCTCACGCTGACTGATCTTCATTAGCTGACAGGATGGTCGATGTCCAGCTCTTGCATCAGGATCCTAAAGGCTCGTTCTGCTGTTGCTGGGACAACACCGTTACCGAGGAGTCGGAGTTCATCCGTTCTATTGTCACAGGTGACGCACAGCTCGGCATAGTCCAGCCCACCGGCAGGCCCATCAGTGTCTCCACCCAGCGGGGGTTGAGTTTGCCGCTCTGCTGCATTGCTACCTTGGTCGTCAGGAATAGCTGCTTGTTGATCCCCTGCGCCTTCTTTGCATCCGCTATCTGCTGCCACTTCACCGGATCCGCATTGGCTCCCGGCCTGCTGTCCCCATCCGCTGATGGTGTCGGCCATGACTGCTTCACCTGCTGATCCAGCTTGTCGGTCATGCTCCCGTCCTTCTGCCTGTTCGCTCCGGTCGACACGGTGGCTGTCTGCCATTGCTGAACTGCTTGTGCTATACTCGTCCCGTAAATCTGACCCGTCTTGGTTGATTGGTTTTTCCCGTTGATCAATTTCCGTTGGGCCGGTTGCGAGTTTGGTGTCGGCCACGACTCTGGGAGGTTCCCATCCGTACTGCTGCTCGCCGGGACGGCTGGGCCATGCACTGCAATGCTCAGATTGGGATCCTTGCGATTGCCCTGCGTCGTTCCTCCCTGCAACGAGTCCGCCGCATTCGGTGTCGGCCATCCCTTGATCACCACCGTAGTCAGACTCTCCTGACTGCCTTTCATGCCTCGGGAACGGTCCTGAAAGCCCTGGCGTACCTCTGAAGCCACTGGCGACGGCCAAGATGAACACCCGCTTGCGTTGGTGAGGCGCACCGCATTCAGACGCGCTGAATATGCCCCACGTTGTTCTGTAACCCAGTCTTCCCAGGTCGCACAGAACGTGATGCAGCCCACAGGTAATGTGGCCCTCGACGTTTTCAAAGAAGCAGACTCTTGGTTGAAGAATTGAAATGCCTCTTGAGATATGCGGCCAGAGATGCCTGGGGTCTTCACCTCCGAGTCGTTTTCCTGCTGCACTAAAGGGCTGGCATGGGTAGCCCCCAGTGAGGATGTCCACTCGGTCGCGAAACGCTGCCCAAGGGAAGGTCTTAAGATCCGGCCAGATAGGTGCCGGGTCCATGAGTCCCGCTTCCATTTTCGCAACCAAGTTGCTGATGGCGAAGGCTTCGATCTCACAAAGAGCGATTGTGCGCAGACTTGGGATTGCTCGTTTAAGTCCAAGTTCAATGCCTCCGTATCCAGCGCACAGGCCAAGGTGTGTAACTGCCTGGGAATTATCCATGTCATGGTTGCTCCTCAGTAAGCAGGCATCAGTATGTCGGCCACCGCCTGGGTTAGCTTCACGTCCTGAAGGCAGTAGTTGATGGCCGCCTGCCGGTCGGTGTTCCACAGCAGGCTGAAGTCGGCGCCGCTGCCGCTCTTTTCACCGAGTCCTAGGTGCCTTGAGATGGACGCAAGGCTCCCATGGGCCCGGTTGTCACCGAGCTGCCACACCTCCCGAAGATCGACCACCAGCTCCGACCAGTAGCGGCCGTTCCTTAGCCAGTAGGGCGGCATGATCTTGTGGCGCCAGGAGCGTTTGATAAGAAAGGGCAAATCGAAGGACTTGATATTGAAACCAATCAACTGTGGCTGGCGCTCGTAGTAATTGAGCAGCGCCCACCATTGTCGCAGCAGGTGGGCCTCACCGTCGGCGTCGGCGCATAGGATGTTCTGCTCCTGGTGGTCGACCCGGTAGCCGATGCAAAGCACCTGGCCCGACAAGGCATCCAGGGCGGCATTGCGGATGTAGTCGGCCGTGTGGCTTTCCTCGGCCTTCTGGATCTTCTCGGCGATCAAGTCGGGGTTCTTGATGTTGCCGAGCTTCACGTCGGCTGGGTTAAAGGCTGGGATGTTGAGCTGCTCGAGCGGTAGAGGCCCGGTCTCGATGTCGAAGTAAATGTTTGGATTGGCTGGCATTTGTCAGAGTTGTTTGGAGTTGTTGCGCGTTTGTCGGCCGATGCGCGCCCCCGGCACTACGAGTCCCCAGCAGCAACAGGCTGCCGAAAGGTGGTCAGATCTTTTTGCCGCAATGTGGGCAAACGAGGAAGTTGATCGGCTCGCGTGTGGTCGGTACGTCGAGCCACTCGCAGATCTCATGATAGGATACCCACCCGAAGCCACGAACGGCTCCTGGTCGAAGGTGGCCGCTGTTGTAGAGGTCGAGGGCCTCCTGGCGTGTTGTTATCGACAGTCTATCCATCGTGTTTGCTGTCCGGGTCGAGAACGGGAATCCCCATTGGCGCAGGATCTCCTCATGCATCTCGGCCGACTGCTCGATCTGTTTGATGCGCTGGCGAGACAGGTTAAAGTGCTGCCCGATCTCCTCGAGGGTCTTGCCTTCGGAGCGCATCCGAACCACCTCTGGGATCTTGTCGACCAGTTTGACGTAGGGTTGCCGTGTTTTCATTAAAAAGGCACGTCGTCGAAGTCGGGTTGATCTTTGGCCTCAATCTCTTGCAAGCGCTTGGTCACCGCGGCAATCAATAGGATGTCCTCGGGGCTCTTTCCGGCGCTGACCTTAGCCTTTGGTAACCAGTGCTCGGCCAGGCCTTGGACGGCGGCGTCGGTGAGTTCTGAGATCGGCACGCCCTTGAACTTGCCGACGTGCACCTTTATATCGGCGATCTTGACCGGAGCCGCGGTGGCCGGCACTACCGTCTTTACCTGGTCGTCATCCTTTGGCGGCCTGTCTTCCATCCGTACCCACAGGCCCGAGGGCTTCAAGGCCTCCCCGGTCTTGTGGGGCATGATGAGCTTAATGTTGCTGAACGTCTTGGTGCCGTCTTTCGAAAGCTCATGGACAATCACCACGGTGGCCGGCCTACCGATAAGGCTGTCCAGATTGAGGCTGGTCGTCTCCTCGGCGGTGAGTGCCCGACCATGCCAATCTTTTAAGAACTTCGTCAGGCCTGCCTTCTCATGCAGACTGGCGGTCATCGGCGCCGTCATGACCACCCAGGGCTGCACAGGGGTGCGTGTCCTGTCGATCATGTCCAACTCGAACGCGATCTTAAACTTTTGCTTTGGCCCATACTCGGTCTCATAGGTCTTTAGCGGCGTGATGTCGACGCACACCGCGCGGCCGGTGTACTCGGGGCACGGCGTGAAGGTGCCGCCGGTTTGTTTCGTTGATACTGTGATTCCCATGTTGTTGCTGTGTTGTGTTGTTGTTGTTTACTTAGAGGATTGCTTTTCAACCTCTGAAAGCTGTTTTGCCATTCGGTCGTATTGCGCCCAGTACTCA